GCATGTTTATAGTTTTATTACATGGGTAAATTTCATTAGCCATAAAATATTGTTCATTAAATTCTTGTAACTTTTCTTTTACTTTGTCTATCTTTATAGCTTCGGTAAAAAACACAAAAAAGTGTAGACCGCCAGACTTAGATAAAATAGGCACAAAAGGTAAATTATATTTATTAATAATATCTACATACTTTTGAGCAGAATAATTTTTGTAATCAACAGGATCTAAATCTATACAACTCCACATACACTCATCCCCGAACTCTGGTCTTAGACCTATACCATACTTACCATCTAGATGGTCTTTCCAAATATCAGAAGTAACTGGCTCGTGTATCGTGATATATTTAGCTTCCTTCTTGCCACTTGTATCGCTTTCCCCCGTAAGGGAAAGCTTTACAAATGACTTCTCGCCTGAAGCAAAAAGTTTAAACAATTGTTCTTGCATTAGAACGGTACTTTGTCGCTACTTTTCTCAGTTGTACTAGGAGCAGAACCATCTAATGATTCAGCCTCGTAGTATAGATTAAAGTCCTTGGCTAAATGTGCAAAAGACTTTGTTTGAGATATAGTCTCATCTTTTTTAAGATAACTCTCAAACTTAATTTGCCATCCAAAGAATTTATATTTACCAGATTCTTGTCTATGTGTATTTAATTTATACACAGTCATGTATCCAGGTGGTACTAAACTCTTACCATCTTTAACTATAATGTTACTTTTCAATTTTTGTAACCATTCATTGCTCTTTTTCTTTTGAGTAGATTTCATGGTTATCATTCCTTGATCTATAACATGATCGTTATCGTCAATGACCATTACAAACCAGTTACCAGTATCTTCAACATAATTACCGTTAGGCAATACATCTTTATTACCACTTCTGCTTAAACCAGCGGGCTTATCCTTATGAACGGCTACAGGTCTATTATTACCTTCTTCCATTTCTTTCCATTCATTAAAACTTCTTTTGTAATAAACAGGAACAACTCTAAAGCCTTGTTTACCATCATAAGCTTTCTCACTTGTTTGATTAAAAATACAACCCTCAGCTACAGGTGTACCTTGCACGGTAGTTTCTATATCTGGCATGTTACTAGAATATAATATTTTAATTAAAGGTAATTTAAATTCATCAGACGAAGCTGACTCAATACCCATTCCAGCATCTTCAATCCAACTATCTGTATTAATAGCTGGAGTACTTTCTTGTTTAACTGCTACTTTACTCATCATTCTTTCCTTTCGTTAATTTAGTTTCGGTTTTATAAAAAACATTAAATAACTCATCATTAAATTCACCATTATCTTTTTTAATCACATTAATATGTGCTTTTAAAGTGGCTGCATTTACTGAAGGATCTAATGTTACGGGGTAGCCTTTATTCTCTAAGTCAGCCTTGACACTCTTAGCTTCGTTGTCTTGACCTTTAGAAAATGTTATAGCCAACTCGTTCTTGATTAAGGAGTCGTGTCCGTTTTCACTTAAATACTTTAAACAAGCTTCCCTACGTTCAGCTAGTTCTGGACTTTTAGCACTAGCTTTTAAAGTAGGTATATAGCCTGTGTAAAAACTTTTGACTTTAACCTTCACTCCTTTATCAGTGACAAACTCTTGCATACCCATATCTTTCATTTTAGTGGGTACATCTACTTCAGATAATTGTCGCTGTTGTTGCTTTAATTCAGAGAGAGCTGATTCTAAATCTTTAATAGTTTTTTCATTCTTCACCATTGATTCAATTAAATACTTTAAATCTTTTAAATCGTCATCTCCAATATTAACTTCTAGTTTTACTTCTTCTTGATTCATGTTTACCTCCGTTAATTGTATACCCTAATTTTTAATTCTTGCAATGTCAACCAAAAAATCCTAGAATTATGATAATGACACACATTTATAAAACAAAACCATTTGAACATCAAAGACAAGCCCTTATAAAAGGTGCAGAAAAAGAGTACTTTTTGTTCTTAATGGGTATGGGTACAGGTAAAACTAAAGTTGCAATTGATAACGCTGTTTATTTATATAATAACAAAAAAGTAGATACAGTATTAATAATAGTTCCAAATAGTATTACACACAATTGGAAAAAAGAAATTGAAATACACAGCTCAACACAAAACAAAACACATATATATAAAAAAGATAATTTTGATTATTATGAAAAAGGTAAATTAAATTGGTACATTATGAACGTAGAGGCTTTGTCTCATGTGTCTGGTGTAAGAGTTGCAAAAAAACTTATAGATAGTAAAAAAGATACTATGTTTATGGCGGTAGATGAGTGCACTACTATTAAAAACCATAAAGCAAAAAGAACAAAAAATATAATTAAGATTAGTTTAAAAGTAAAATATAAAAGAGGAATGACTGGTTCACCTACTACAAAAAGCCCTTTAGATTTATATAGTCAATGTGAATTTTTAAAACCTGGTTTATTAGGTTATAAAAGTTATTATGCTTTTCGTGCAAGGTATTGTGCAATGAGACCTTTAAGTAATGAAGGTAATAGACAAATTATGATACCTATGTATTTTACAAATTTATCAGAATTAGAAGGTAAGATAAAAAGTTTTTCATCAAGAGTAAAAAAAGAAGATTGTTTTGATTTACCACCAAAAGTTTTCTCTAAAAGATTATTAGGAATGTCTAAAGAACAATTAGAATGTTATACAAGTTTAAAGAAATATGCCAGAGCTATTTTTCAAGATAAAGAAGCAAGTTATACAAATAAATTAACAGAGCTTTTAAGATTGCATCAAGTTACTTGTGGTTTTTTTGTTTCGGATAAAGGTCAAAAGGAATCATTTGATACACCAAAAATGGCAGAGTTATGTAATATAATAGATGAGGCTGAAGGTAAAGTAATTATATGGGCAAACTATATTCATAATTTAGAACAGATAATACAAGTTCTTAAAAAGAAATATCCTTTAGATGAAACAGTAGCTATTTACGGAGCTGTTAATGTTAAAGATAGAGATCAAGCAGTAGAGGCTTTTCAGAATGATTCTAAAACAAGATTTTTTGTTGGTAATCCATCTACAGGAGGATATGGACTAAATCTTACAGCAGCTACTACAGTAATTTATTTTAGTAATAGTTATGACTTGACGTTAAGAGAGCAGTCCGAGGATCGAGCACATAGACATGGTCAAAAAAATAGTGTTGCTTATATTGACTTAGTCACTAAAGGAACTATAGATGAGTTTATAATAAAAGCTTTAAATGAAAAAAAGAAAATGTCTGCTCAAACTTTAGGAGAAGAGGTACTTAACTTTTTATAGTACTCATAAGCTCTATCAAACCATTTATTTTCGTACTCTAATAATTTTTTTTCATCCATTATAAATTGTTGGTACACAAAATCTTTTGTACAAATACAAATTAAACCTTGTGTTATCTCACCATAGTACGCCTTATGAGCAATAGAATATGCTGCAATTTGATAATAATAATCCTCAATCCAATCTTCTCTTTTTAATTTATTAGATTGTTTAAAATCTATAATGGTAGGTTTATCATCATATAACCCCACTAAATCAGTCATACCAGCCCAAGCCATTTTTTTAGGATCTGGATATAAGGAAGGACAATAATCTTCGTACATTAAATTAACTTCACTGCCCCATACTTCTTTTAATTTACCTAAATTTTCTACAATCCTATGAGCCATTAATCTTGACTGATTACCTTGTGGTGTAATATTTAAATAAGGTTTAGCTTGACAATACTTTTCTAAAACTAAGTGCATCTCAGTTCCTCGTCTGGCTGCGTCTATCGTGATTCGTGTAGCTTGTTCCTGTCCAACTCTTTTACGCCATTGCTCTAACGACTTCATTTTTTCTTTACTTTGTGTTGCTGATAAAATAGTAGTAACAGACGGATGCTTTTTTCCATTTACATTGTAAGTTCTTACCTCTTCATCGTTCCTAGAATAACTTTTATATTTATATTTTTGTACAATACTAAAGTCAGATATTACAAAACCTTTATTTTTTCTTTTTATCTGCATACAAATTATCAAAGGTTTGTTCCCAATCCATATAGCTATCGTGTTCTTCAGCACTATGTGTATATTGACTAGGTATAAAATCTGGTGCTCCCTCACCAGTTACCCACATAGCTGGAGAAGTTACTCTTACTCTATTATTAGGTAAAGCAACCATGCAACCTTTGTAAGGACCATTAGTTAAATGTAATAAATGACTTTGCTTATGTTGAGCTGGATCATCAGCTATCTCATTACCTGTATAATCAACAGTAAAATGATATTTACCTGTATAAAATTCTCCCCCTACTTTACATAACCAAGGACTAGAACTAGCTCTGTTAATATTTATAATAGAATGATCTCTACTAGAACAATCCCACGGTTGAGCTAAATGAGTTGGCATAGGGTTAGGCCATTCATCCAGTGGGTCATCGTATACTAAAGACGTTATAGGAAGTCGAGCCCACATTGCCCCCCCGTGGGGGTTTTCCAAACGATTGTCTTCATCTTCACACCCAGTAAAGATGACTTGGAAGGATAGACATCTATCTGGAATAGTTGTAACAGCTACGACTAAAGCGTGTAAATAGTCACCATGATATTCTCTATGGTTAGTTGTAAACTCTCTACGTACCCATACTTTAAAGTATGGAATGTTTGATATTAAATTTCCCATACTTTACTATAAGTATAGGAACTATATTTATCAAGTTATTTTTTTGTAAGCTTGTAACCCATACCGCCAGCTGCTCTTCTTATAGCAGTAAGGTTCATTTTAGCTCCGCCTTTAGAATAACCTTTAGCCATTTTACCGCCCATAGCTTTCATCATTTTAGCTCCGCCTTTAGAATAACCTTTAGCCATTTTACCACCCATAGCTTTCATTACTCCACCAGCTTTTTTACCAATTAAAGGTTTTTTACCACCACCAGATTCTTTTATAGATTTAATAATGTTACCAGTTTTTCTATTTTTAAGTCTACCAATAGTTTTTACCTTAAATTTTGTTTTACCGCTTCTACTTTGCATATATTACTCCTAATATTTTTTTAATTTTTCTTTTTTGTAATTCTTTTTTATAGTACCATAAAGACATTTTACTCATACACATCACCTCCTTCAAGATAATGCGTTTCTTCAGTTTTACCCTACTTCCGACTCATATGAGTTAAACGGATTTATTTATATAGTATACTATGTTTACTCTTCTACCTCAAGCCACTCACTACGGTTTTTTAAATAGTCTAAATATACTTGCGTATCAGCTAATTCTCTTGATTCATTTACACACATAAGATAGTATTTGGGACGATAAATGAGACAACTTCCGTCATCATACTCTACTTCGTGAGCATATACAGGAGAACTTAATGTAACAAAAAATTTTAAAGTAACTCCTACTGATACTCCTATAAAAGCTACTGTTGCTATGGTAATAAAACCCCATTTGACATACTCCATAATTTCTTGTTGTTTTTTAATAGCCTTGGCCCGTGCTTCTTTAATCGCTTTTTTTCTTTTGTCTATACGTTTTTTACGTTCTTCAAGAATATATTCCCATGTCCCGTGACCAAATCTAAGGTTAATCAGCTGTTTCATTTCGTAGAGGGCTTCTTGGGCAAGACGAGCATTTATCACTTCCTTAGCGACTTCTTGTGTCGAAAAAGGATCGGCCCCAGACTTCTCTCTTTCTTTTATAACTTTTTTCTGTCCTTCAAAGGCGTTTTCTACATGACCAATTAGTTCACCAATATCCTGACAGGTACTAATATTTTTCTTAACAAACTCAACACTTTTGGTAACTAAAGCAATTCCCGTAAGAACCGCACTGACTGGCTCAACCATTTGATTTCTCAATAAAACGATCAAGTTTATCCTCTAATCTACGAAGATGTTCGAGTATTTGATTTGTCTGTGACTGTGCATCGTCACGAGGCAGGTACTCTTCCCTGGTTTTATTGAGTAGTATTTGTAGTCTCTTTACTTCATTAAACATTTTAGAAAATGCCCAACCAACTGCTGATAAAAGCACGGTTAGTAAAATATTCCATAACATCATGTTATCCACGTTTAACTTCCTGTTGTTGAGCGATAGCTTGTCCAGCAGCATCTTGTGGAAATAAAAATGAATATTTAGAAGATAAATTTACTTTTTGATTAGGAGTTTGAGCTACCTCAGTTGGTTGTTGTTCTGGAACTATCCCTTGTTGCTCGGGTTGTTGTTGAGGTTGTTCTTCGGGCATTTGACTTACTTGTTTATTAAACTCTTCATCTTCAGTTTCACCTTGTGTTGCAGCTCTTAATGTTTCTAAATAAGTTTTTTTATCTTCCGCAGATAATTCTTTAAAAGCAAATGCTTCTGGGTACATCTGTTTCATTACGGATGGAGGTAGTTGAAAGGGTGAAGCTGCTGGAGTAGGAATTGTTACACGGCCTTCTTCATTTTGTAAAAAATTTTGTATATCATCATATGTAATTTTATCAGCATTAAAACTTGGACTATCTTTAGACTCACCTACTACAGAATTTAAAAATATAGTTAAGTTTCTTGTTCTTGTGGGTCCTAAAAATTTTCCTAAAGGTTCAGTTGGATCAAAAAAACCACCTAAATCTCCTTCTTTCCCACCAGAAAAAGGAAAAGTTTTTATTGGGCCAGCTACATCTCCTTGTAATAAAGCTCTTCTTTCTTCTTTGGAATATAAATCTAGAGCTTTTTTAGTAGTGGATGGGTTAGCAATCCATTTACCATAATATCTAGCTGCAACTGCTGGTAGTATAGCACCAAGTAAACCACCACCTACACCAAACATAGCAACTCCACCTAAAACACCAGTAGCACCTATTGCTCCTCCAGATAAAGTAAGTTTTCTTAATAAAAAAGCAGAGGGGTCTGTAATACCTATATCAACAGAACGAGTTAAAACATCTGTTAAATCCACTATATTTTTTGTGTGTTCTGCTCCAAACAATTCTGTTAAAGTTTGTCTACCATTAGCAGTGTCAATACCTAAATTTTTTCTAAACCTAGAAATATCAAAACTATCAATATTTTTTGGATCAATTTTTATTTCTGAAACACTTGAACTTAAAGAGTCTTCTATTCTTTTTGCATCTTCTGGACTAATTTTTCTAATTTTTTCTAATTTGTTAAATAAATCTGCATCCACATAATTAGAAGTAACATTTAATTCTTTATTTGGAAATAAAGCTTGGTATTCTGGTTTGCTATTAATTACATCTGGTATAATTTTATCAGCTTTAGATAAATCTTCTCTAAAAACAACAGCTGGATCAAAAACATCAGATCCTTTTTTAGCAGCTTGATTAAAAGATGAAGTAAAAGCATCAAAAACAAACCTTGTACCCATTTTACCCATAAAAGTAGTAGCGTAATCATTATACTCACCACTACCTACACCTAATAATTTTTTCATTTGTTTTAAAGCTTGAGGATTTTGGTTTTTTATTGCGTTATTAAATATAGTATTAAATATTTCTTGGCTGTTTACCATTTCTGGATTATTTAAAGCATTAGCTAAAACACCTTCTTTTTGAGCTTTGCCCATTCCTAACATACCACTGTTTACTAATTGCATATATATTTGATTAGTTTTTCTAAGTTCTTGTGCTAATTTTTTTGATGAGGCTAAAGCTGCAATCTCATTTGCTTCAGGAGAACCTTTATTCATACTATTAACAAACCTAGCTACATCTGGATCATCTAAATCTAATTTACCAAGCATTTCAGCTGCACTTAAATCTTTTTCCATAGCATCTAAAATAACTCTTCCCTGCTGTTGCATTTCTACACTTTTTATATTTTTTGGGTCTCCCATCGTATCATATATAAATCTTTTATATAAAGCAGCGTCGTATATGGACATACTTGCTCGATCAGTAAGTTCACTTAAACTATTAATCATCATTAAATTATTTAACCTATCTTTTACTGCTTTACTAGGTGCTGTTTCTAATTGCTGTTGAGCAAAAGCTTTAAATTGAGAACCATCCATTCCTTTTATTTCATCACCCATTGTGCTAAGTGCTTTTTTTAAATTAGTATTTTTAATGATGGGTGGATGATCCATTGCAACTGAATTTTTTAAAAGCATATCATAATTTGCATTTATAATCTCACTATTCATATGATAGTTTTTAGTCATTAAAGATATACCTTCTGCTCCTAGACCAGACTCTGATACGATACCAGCAACAGCAGTACTAGGGTTTAAAGAGGATGCCATATTTAAATATCTTGGAAACATTTGTTCAGCAACAGTTTCTCTAAGTTTTTTTGTACCCGCTCCTCCTACATAAGGTGTCACACCAAATATCTTAAAAAAGTTTCTTGATAAAAAACCACCAAAACCTTCACTTGCAAGAGCAGTTGGAGATAAAGGAACTCCTTGTTCTGCTGACATTTTAGCCATTTGAACAGCAGAATCTGTATTTAATCCTAATAAGGCTTTTTTACCTTTACCAAAAGCTCTTCCTGCGGCATACCCAATACCAGTTCCTAAAACACCCCATTGTAAAGAGTTTTTTGCTGCTATCATTGAGTGAGATAATAAACGCATTGGAAAGGGATTTGAATTAATACCCTCTTCTGTTAAATCTGCTACATCCATAGTAAGGTTTGCAGTTAAGTCCTCATTATAATTAGCTAAATCATACAAAGCAGAACCAGTTGCAGCACCCGCTGATCCTCCTAATAAAGATTGTGCTTCTGTTCTAGCTCCAGCTCTTAACATACTTCTACCGACATCACCTGTTTTTAAAACTTGTCTTTCAGCTTTTACTAACTGTGTACCCCTTTTTGCAGTTTGTTCTAAAAAAGAAGCTGTTCTTACAAAAGCTTTGCCAACAATTCCTGCTCTTCTTCCAATAACTTTACCTAAAGCATCAGCAAGTTTTGAATTGACTTTATCAAATTTATCCAAACGTAAAGCATTTCTGCCAGTTGGTTTTGTATAAGCTTGTTGTACTACATTTCCTTTTGAATCTGTAGAAGAAATTCCTTTAACTACATCTTTTACAATAGCTCTTCTGTTATTTATATAAGGTATAAAAGAACCTATTACATCACCAACCATTTCATAAGAGGATCTTTCTGTCATTACTTTACCAACTGGTGTGCTCAATCCTCCAAATTGATTGGCATCTTTACCTTGTTGTATAATACCTGTTTCACCTATATCTCTGTCAGCAGACATACGGGCTATCCCACCAGCAGGAGCTGTTAAAACACCTCTATTAATTAATTCTTTTAAACTATCTTGTTGTTCTTGATCTAATTGTCTTGGATCAATTTCACCAGAATCTAATTGAGATTGAAGTTGTTCTATTTGTTGTGCACTAGCCATTATTGTCTTGCCTTGTAAATTCTATCTATAAGAGTGTCTACATCTGCTTTTTGCTTAGGCTGATTTTTATTATTTTTTTGAGTTTGCCAATTTATATAACTCTCTGTGTTTTTATGTTCATCTAATTGTTTAGAATTACCTCCTACTGAAATATAAGCTTTTGATAAAGAATTATATGAAGTATTTAATTGTTCATCTAATGCTGCATAGTTTGCTGCAACTTTTGATTCTGAATCCCATAAACCAAATATATTAGTGTTTTGTGCAGCATCTTTAACGTCAGCAACTGTAAGTCTATCTTCTCCTTTATTTGCATTAGCAACAATATATTTCATTCTATTTTCAATTAATCTTAATTCAGCTAACTGTCTTATTATTTTTTGTCTATCCGCAACACTTTTACCTTTAAATTTATTTCTTATTGCTCTTGGAACATACTTACTATCTAAACCTTTATTCATTATATCATTAGCTTGAGCAGATGATCTTTGTTTATCTTTATTCCATCCACTAACTAACCTATCATATTCTTTTTGTGCATTGCTTCTCTCCTTACCAGTTAAACCCTCCATGTCAAGGTAAGTTTCATTAATCAATGCCCTTACTTGCTGATCATCAGAAGCGTTATTAAGTTTACCACCTAATCCAACATCACTTCCGTTTGACCAATCATTATATAAACCTGTAATATTAGAAAATACATTATCAAAATAACCTCTTGAACCAAGATCAACACCAGATTGAGAACTTACAATATCCCTTACTGTTTTTGTAAATTTTAAACCAGTATTTATAGCTTCTAATCTATTGTATAATTTACCTGACCTAACTGGATCAACATCAATATTGTCAACAATCATAGCTTGTTCTTCTTCTGTAATAGTTCTATTAGTAGGTACACCATCTACAAACTCGTCAATTACAAGTAAATTACCATTTTCATTTCTACCTAATTCTACTTTTCTAACTCCAAATCTTGACCCATCATCTGACATAATAACAGTTTGTAATTTACCTGCTTTCATCATGTCTTGTTTTCTATCTTGGATTTCTTTCATGATTTGCATTTTTTGTAAATAAATTTGTTGTCTTTGTAATTGTCTATCAAATACTCTATCTTCATCAGCAATTGTATCATTTAGAACTTTTTCTTCAAAACCTAATAATTGTTGTAATTCTGTTTGCCTTAATCCAGATAAATACTTTTGAGCATCTTGTTCATATGCTAAAAATGAGCCAGCTAAAGCTCTATTCTCTTCTCTTGTTCTTTCATTTATAGCCATTAAATCTTCACCTAAACTTAGACCAGCAGTACCAGCAATATCCATAAAACCAGCTAAACCATTTTGATTACTTCTACCAGTCATCATCCCCATAGCCCATTTAAATAAAGCAATATTACCAGCTTGATCGTCATCTCCAGTCATATCTTTAAATCTTTTTATATATTCTTTATAGTTAAGAGTTTTACCTTCTTCACTTTTTATAAAATCACTATATTTTGACATAGCAGATTCCATACCCTTATAATCTCTTTCTTTAACATCTGCTGCTAAAAATACGTCTGAAGGAGATTTAGAATCAACAATATTTGGTTTAGTTATTTCTGGATTAGTAATGTTTTTAGCAGTATTATCTGCATCTTCAATAGCTTGTTCTGAATTTATTTCTAAATTAGTTTCATTGTCAGCACCTGTACCAGGAGCTTCTGGAGGTAATTTACTATCAGAAACAGGAGGTTGTTCGTCTCCAGATACAGTAGCTTGTTCTTCAGCTTGTTCATCTGGCACTTGACCTTCTTCAGGACCTTTAACTTTATTAGCTTCATCTTGTTCTCTTGCTTGTAATATTATATCTTTTGCTTGTTGCTCAGAGTATTCTGCTTTAGTACCTTGTCTTTTTTGTATTAATTCTATTGCCTCTTTTTCTTTAGGACCACTTAACTCTGTAGTTAATTTATTATACTCTGCTTCTTTTTCGGCTTCACCAGGTAAAGTATCTGGATATTCTGTTACCTTTTCGTTGTCCCCACCAAAAACAAAAGGAGTAGCCCCCATTATACCAAATGCACCTACTTGTCTAGTTATGTCTTGTCTTGCTGTTTTAGGGTCCATATCCAATTGGTATTTATCTTTAACTACTCTACCAAAATCATCTTTCATAGGTACTTTTTTACCTTTTTTATCTGTTGTATATCTTGTTTTAAATTTTTCTCCTCTTTGACCTCCAAGAAGTTTACCTACTCCAGGTGCTTGTCTTTGTAAAGCTGCTCTTCCCATTCTCAAACTAGGACCCGCACCTAAAGCTGCAGCTAAAATTCCTGCATAGTTTTGAGCTGTCATATCTTCATCAGTAAATAAAGGGGCTGCACTTCGAATACCTTCAAGAGGTATAGAAGCTCCAACTCCCATTTGAGCAATATCTCTTGCTCCTCTTACACCAGAATAACCAACTCCTTGTCTTACTGGAATAAATTTTCCAGAACCCGATAAACCTTTACCAGAAGCAAAATCTTTTGTTTTTTGAAAAGCACCAAGACCTTTTTCACCAAGCTTTGTTTTTTTTAGAGCTTCAGTTTTTACTTTAGCTTTAGCTTTTTTTCTACCAACATATTTACCAAAAGCACCAAGACCTTTTTTAATTCCTTGCCTAGCTATAGCTATAGTAAAAGGGTTTATTACAGCCATTAATTACCTCCCACAGCAGTTCCTTTACCACCTGGTCCAACCATTTGATAAGCACTATAAGCACCTACACCTGCACCAATTGCTTGAGCAAAAGGATTAGATCCAGGACCAGTTGATTGAGTTACTTGTGAAGCTGCTGTTGGTAATGTTGTCATAATACCTTTAGCAAACTCCATTCTTTGATAAGGTTCGTAGGCCCGTGCTACGTCTGTCGCTCTTTGAGCAGCTAAAGTTTTATCAGCTATTTGTCTTTGTAAACCACCTGCTTGACCTAATTGAGCAATGTCTGCTTGTTGAAATTGTTTTTGTTGAGCCCCTGCTCCCATTAAAGCTTGACCTCCACTTAATGCAGCATCAGTTTGAAATTTTTGTTGTGATTGTGCAGCTTGTAACGCTGTACCAAAACCTTGTTGTTGTAATTGACCTATCTGACCTAATCTTCTGTTTTCATTTTCAGCTCTTTGTACACCTTCTCTACCACCTCCAAATGCTCCAGCCTCAACAGCTTGTGCAGATATTTGGTTTTCCTTCATTTGTGCTTGTCTGTTTACTTCATCTACAACATATCTTTGGTACGGATTCATAAAAGCTTCTATATCTGGTTGTTGTGTAGCACCAAGATTACCTTGTAAAATAGATGCAATACCTAAATTTTGATTTGCTGTACCTGTACCTGTTTGCCCAGCTAAATTAAAAGCTTGTTGTTCTAAAGGGCTAGGGCCAGCTACTTGATACTCAGGAACTTCTATAGGTTTTTTTGCTAATTCAATTGCTTCATCATATAAAGCAAGTTTTCTACCTTCAATAGCTGGAGCTTCTCTTGTAATATTAGTTTGTGTTCCTGTTGAGGCACCACCGCCACCACCAGAGCCACCGCCACCACCGCCGCCAAATATAAAACTCATTTAATTTCCTTTCGCAATAAAACTGCTTTTTTATCATAACCAGATAAAACTTTTTGCCAACCCGATCTACCTAAAATATCAATCGCATTATAATGTCTATCTTTTGCAAATTTTTCAATGTCTTCTACTATCTTCTGCACCTCTGCTAAATTACCTCCACCTAAACCAATACGTAGAGTGTTCTTTATACTTGAAGCTAAACAAGCACTTCTCCCATAAGCAAATAAAAAAAAGTTTCCGTCTTTGAGACCTTGTTCAACATCTTCTCTTGTAGCTCCATCTCCAATCTCCGCAGCTGGTTGTAATATTTCCCAGATGTCATCAGTAAGCATCATTAGCTTACCATGTCATATATTCTTTTTAACTGATCTTGTTGTGTGTAAAAAAACTTAGCTCCTTCTTTTCTCATTTCTTTAAAATCTTTTGGATTAGCTCCTTGCATAATACCAGCACCTAATATTGCATCTGCTCTACTTACAAATTCACCATCCGCTAATTGAGCTAACATTGTATCTTTGTCCTTGTCTGCTATATCTGTAGCATCTTCAATATAACCTTCTGCTCTTACATAATTATTTTGATCTTTTTCATCATGATCTAATTTACTAGGTAAATAGTTTACACCACCTTCTCTAAATTTTGGTATAGTGTTTACGTTTACAATACCACCTGTAGCATAAGCATAATTTTGATTAGGTTGTTGATAATTATAAAGATTAGATTGTTGTTGATTTTGGTTTCCATAATCAAATCTTTCACCTAAACCTTGTAAGTTTTCTCTAGATTTATCATATTCAGCACTATATTCTCCTTCATCAAATCCTTGTGGGTCCATTGGTTTACCCCCACCACCCATCATCATAGGTGCTGCTAATGCTGCTCCACCTGCCATCTTAGCTTGAGTTGCAGATAAACCTAACTTAGATGCTAAGCCTCCACCATAAGCAGTATTACCAGCTGCTGACATTAACCCAGCCGCATGTGTTGATCCTGCTCCAGATGCTGCTGCTGCTTGTGCTCCAGCTGCCGAACCAAACATTCCTGGTGCTGCGTATCCTGCACCTGTTCCAAGTGCTGCACCTAACAACATGTTTTTCATCATGTCCCGATTTGATCCCCCTGAAGATTTAGTATACAGTGCTCCGATGCCTGCTCCGATTGCCATTGCTAAAACTGGAAATGCCATTTATGTCTCCTAATGTTTATTACTATAGTTTAACTGTTTTTCTCTGGCTTATCAAGACCCACAGTAATCATTTCATCTATTAACCTACCTGAGTACTGATATTCCCCTACATGAGTTATGTATTCTGTAATTAAAGCCATACATTTACCCCCTATTTTAGTCCATAGTCTTGAGAAAGCAAAGTCTTCTCCGTAATATATTTTTGTTACAGTATCATAATAAGTATCAAAAAAATTATATAAATTAGGTTTTACTATAGTCTTACCATCTACAACAGTTTCTTGTTTTATAGTAAGTTCTGGATAAGCTGTAATCATTTTTTTTAAAACTTCTCTTTTAATTAACATACATCCAGTCATTGAATGAGATAACTCAATCATTTCATTAACACAATTTATATCATCTTCTCTATCTTTTAAACGAACAGGGTATTTATTACCAGCCGTACTTATCTGTGTATAGTTCATATCGGGTATATCTTTCCATTTATTAAGCACCTTATCCCATTGAATGTTTTTCATAGGATATGGTATACTTAAAAGGTCTTGATCTTTACTTAACATTTTAAAAATAGATTCTGTGTTAAACTGAATATCGCTATCAATAAACAACATATGTGTAAAGTCTGTATTTAAAAATTCTGCTACACATAAATTACGACCTTGTGTTATTAATGAGGATTTCATTAGTTGTAACATAATAGGTATTTGTTTTTCATTACACTCAGCTTGTAGTTTAAAAACAGATTGCATGTAATGTATAGACACCTCACTATGTACTGGTGTAGCTACAAATAATTTAATATCTTTTTTACTCACCCAATTAGCATCAGGTGTGTACAAGGGTTCTTGCTTTTTCATTTAATATTCCAGTCAAGAAGTTAGTCCATTCTTGTTTTTTCTTCTCCCAACTATAAAACTTTTTTACAAAATCTTGTTGCATTTGCAAATGTTCAAATACCTCTGGCTCGTGAAGCGTGGCTACTGAACTACGAATAGCATTAGCAAAAACAGTAGACAATCTTTTGTAATCCTTATCATAGGTAACATAAGCAGGGAACTCGGAACAGGTTTCATATAAAGCACCATAATTAGTCACGATACAATATAACCCTGCGGCCATAGCTTCTAATGCAGCATTACAACTTGTCTCTTCCCATATACTAGGATAAGCAAACATGTGATAACGATACATAAACTTTTGTATAAATGAATGTTCTTTGTAACCAATGTAGTTTACGTTCTCTAACTTTCTTGCTTGCTCATACAAAGGTTCATACTTAGCTTCATTTGCTTGTTCAAACTCTTCCCCATATATTTTACAACTACTAAAGACATCAAGATGCACATTACAATCTTGTAGTTGTTGCATTGCACCAAGCAACACATTTAAACCTCTCCAAGGAGTTACATGAAATAACATACGCACCATGTCCCCATGTTTGTAAGGAGTTAAAACAGGAAAGTTGGTTACTCCATTTTTTATTACATGGCATTTATGTGTAGGTATATCAAACTTGTATCTAAACTTTTCATAGTTCCAGTGTGAGTTAAATACATACCAGTCAAACTGGTTGTGGTTGTTTTTATCTTCAAACCAAGGATATATATTAGGTTGATCATAACTATTTTTTTGCCAAAGAATATTTACTTTATTATTATCAAGGGGTATTTTACCAGGTATTGAAGTACATATTTGAAAGTTTTTTAATAACTCTTCCTCAACATAATGATCTAAAAAATGATGCTGTATCTCCGTGCCCCCTTTAGGAAACATTATTTTTTAGTCCCACTCATTAAACTCAAAGCCTCGGGAGGTAACATTATATTTACATCCACTACAATATCTTCTTGTTTAGTATCGGTATTAGGGTTGTTTACATCATGTTCAGAATCTTCTTTAGACGCATAAACCACATTAGTTTTTTTATTTCTGTAAGTCTCTTTTGATTCGCATTTAATAGTTTTCATATAAGTATAATACTTATATCAGCCATTTTGTAAAGAACGATCTATTAAAGCGTAAGATACTATTCCTTCTACTTTGTCTGCGACATCTGCTGTAAGTTTTAAAATATTACCTTCTTCTAAAACAAGTGTTTTTGTTATTACTTCCTTAGTTGCATTGGTGCCCACAGTACTTAAATCAATTTTAAATGTACCTACGGTGTTTGTTACCGAAGTGGTTACATTTACATTACCTGAATGACTATTGTGTAATTGTATTTGTTTAATTAAACATCTACCATTTGATGGTGCTGTCAATACAGAGATAGCATTAGTGCTATTTAAATCAATACCTACATTTTTATATTGTATACTCATGACATAAACCAATCAAAAGATTGTTGATCTTTACTTATATCATCTTGGTAAGAAGTGTTTAATTTTTGCACTATTTGATTTAAAGCTAAATTTATTAATCTTTGATTTTCTACACTATATTCTATTTTTGGATCTGGTATGTTTGTAATTATTTTTGCCATTACCTTCTTCCATCTATTTGTGTATCTGCTCTAAAAGTACCATATCTCCAAGTTTCATCTGTAGTTGTGTTTTGTATTTTAAGATTAGCTGCTCTGGCTCTAGCTCTTGTATCAACTTTTTGTGTAGAAGAGGATACAGTAAAAGGCCCTAAGCTACTACTAGCCTCTGTGTCACTTGGAAAATTTTTTAAGTTTATTGTAACTTGAGCATTACCAGTAAGAGCTCTAAAGTCTGGTACAAATCTTCTTATAGTTAAGAAAAATTCACCTGTTGCTTGAACACCATCTCCAGCTGATTTAACTTCAAAATCTCCACTTTGAATACTACCAACTATAGGAGTAGTAGCACTTGTGTTTACTTGATTGTTACCTATTTCATGAGCATATACAGTTGTTGCACCATTTACATTTGTTACACCTTGTATAGTAGGAAAAGTTGGGACACCACTATCATTGTAATCACTTGCATAAGGGTTATCAAAAACTGTTTTGTCATAATACGTTGTTCGTGCAAGAGAACCAACTGTCCATAATCTTTCTTGGTAATTAAAAGTAACTACTCTATCTATTTGATTTGAGTTTTTAGATGGGTAAAACCAATTAATTTCATTAAACAAAGAATTGTAACCAGCAAATATAACATCAGAGGAATCAAAGTTTAAACCTAAATCACCATCATCAATAGTAGTAAAAACAAAATCTTCTACTGAACAAGGTATCTTTTTTACAGTACCATCAAATAAATAAAAACCACCAGCTTGTCCCATCCAATAAGATACACCATTTACGGACACTACTCCATGTTGTGATATTAAACCACAGTTTGCTCCAGCTTGTTCAATACCAAAAGTAAAAGGAGGTCCAATAAAACGCATAACATATGCAGCAGTATCTGTGAGAATTAAATTGTAAGAACCAGCGTTTACTCCTCCTACTATTTTAGTACCAGCATCTATTCTTAAAGTACCAGCTGTGTTTACTGAAGTAGGTGTGTAATCTGTAAGACTTTCTTGATCAGAAAAACGTATAAACATTTTATCTTGAACGCCACTAGCTATAGTTGGTTCTGTTCCTAAATGAATTAAATGTCTATCTCTATCAGAAACTAAAGTCATAACACTTTTTTCTGGTGCTCCTGATATTACTGTTGCTCTGGTTGTTAAAGGAGAAGAAGCACTAGGGTTCCATTGAAATGATTTGTTGTTTCTTATAGTACCTATTAATATTTCACCAAAATTATCTAAAGACCAATTACCAGGTTCTAATATAGTTACAGCTTCATTTGTTGCATTACCCCAACCAAAATAAGTTGATGCTTCAATTACTGTTGCTCCATCATTGTGGGAGGCTGTTGCAGTGCCAGAAGCTCCTCTTGTTATACCTGTAAGATTTGCTCCAGCTTTACCACTATAAGTAATTAATTCATTATCTATTAATACGGTTCCCCCAGTAGATGAAAAATTGGTAGTAGAATCTAAAGTAATAGAAGTTCCTGATCCACCAGTTCCAGCAGAGTCATTATTAAGTGCACCGTCTAATGTGTCTGAAGCTATAGGAAAAGCCTCTCCGCCATAACGACCAGTGCCAAAACCATAACCTGCTACTTGTATAGAATCACCAATACTAAAATAAGGTGTGACGGTACAACTTCCAGCAGCAGACATAGCTGTTCCTGTTTCATTAGCCGACATAGTAACTGTAAAACTATCAGATAAAGCTGTTACTACTTGAAAAGTATTTGTTGTAAAATTAGCACCAGAAAAAGAAGTAGCTCCTCCACCAGGTAATGTAACACTTGAAAATAAAAATAAATCTCCTTCTACTAATCCATGAGCTACTTTATTTATAGTGACTGTTGCTGAACCATTGGTAGAAGTAAAGGTGCAAGAAGTAAGTGCAGTGCCTAAAGGAGAAATATCATAAAAAGCATCAGCGTAATAAATAAATAAAGCTTTGTTTGTTCCTACAGCAATAAATCTTCTACCTAGTTTATCAGCCCAAATGTGCATGGCTCTTGTAACGCCTACTAACGTATCTGTTGTAGTTTGCTCCCAACCACCTATTTTTTCAGGATACCCATAACGAAAACGAACATTGTCACAATCAATCCATTTACCTTCCGCTCCTGTAGGAGTAACCTGTTTATTAATACCAGGTGCTATTTGTACTTCACTTAAAGCCACAAGTGTAAACTCCTATCTTATATAATCTTCAACTGTACTATCTGTAGTCCACCTATTTATTCTATTGACTTCGGTAACTTCACCATCACTGTCTACAGTGTCTACATACAATGCTTTAAAAGCAGTCATGTTTGATGCTCCATCAATAGCAGTTATTATTGCAGCACAATCAGTTCTGATAGCTGCACAATACGTTGTTACTGCTGAAGGAATTGTAGCACTACTATCCATAGTTACTCTTTGTACTAACCAACCAAATCTTTTAATTAATTCATGTGCTTTTGTTTTAGCTTGGTTCTTGGCTATTGTTTTTAAACCATAATTTACAACTTGATTACCATCTGCATCTTTCATATCACTACCATCTTCATTTTTTGCATTTGCATCATCTAATGCTCTATCTGTAGTAGTGTACGCAGTAGTTACTTTTTTACCAGAA